TTGAGATCGCGCCATACCTCTGGGACCGCCGGCTTGATGGCCCAACCTGGTACTACGGCTGGGACTGCGCCTCCGGCGTGATCTGGCGCCCTCGCGGCGTGAGAGTGGAGAGGATGCGCACCCTCCCGGCTGCCCGTGAGGAGGCGGAGGCCGTCGCATGACCTCCCGCCGCGCCTACACCGTATCCGAGGGGTCCGAGGATGGTGGGCGCATCCGCCGGGGCGGCTGGCACTACCCGTACTGCTGGCGAGGATGGGTACACGTCGGCATGCCGCTAGAGGGCGAGTGCGAATGTGAATCGACCGCCGCCTCAGACAAGGATGGAGCGATGATCCACGAAGGACCGATCCGAGTCCGACTCTGCGATGACGCCGGAATGGTGTCGCACCAGCGGTCGCGCAACGCATGACCGCCCCCCGCCGCTCCTGGATCACCGTCCTCGCCGACGACGACATCCGCAACGCCGTCCGTGACGCGGCCCGCCGATGAATCGCCCATCGCACGAGCCCGACAACACCTACACGCCGATGGGCAAGCGACCCGATCGGCTGGAGTGCGGCAGTCCCGTCCATAGCGGCCACGTCCACCCGCCTTGCTGCCTGGTGGGCTGGATGATGCACGAGTACCGCATGGAGATCGACGAGCGAATGCACGTCCACACCGCGCCGGACGCCAACGACGGCGGCAAGCCGTGGGCACCCTGGAGCCGTCCGATGAAGCGGCGCGTGGGTGAGCTGCATCTGCGTGACGAATGGGAGCGGCCCGACGTACCGGACTGGCCGTTCGACGCGGCGCTCGGGCGTCTTCGACGCTGGTGCGCCGGGAAGCATCGGATGCTGCCAGACCATCGCGGCGAGCCGTTGTGCTGGATGCTCGTCAACCGCATCGTCAGCGGGCAGCAGTCGGTGTATCGGGCGGCCCTGGAGGTCGAGATCACGCCGGAACGCGCGCGGTTGCTGCTGCACGGCCAGCCGAAGGGCGCTGCCGACCTGCTGTGGGCGTGGGTCGCGGAGCGCGTCAACGAGGTTGACCTGAGCTACCTGCGCCCGTCAGCATGACTGTCCGCGTATGACATCCACGCTCACATTCACGCTTGACAGCGTAGGACAATCGGGCGTAGGCTTACATGCAACCGAGCCGGCCCCGATGCTGCTGTTCCGGGCCGCACGTCGCAAGACGGTGAATCGCAGCAGCCACTGACGTTTGTTCAGTGACCCCGTAATCAGGCCGCCTCCACCGGGCGGCCTTTCGCGTACCCGGAGAATCCGATGGACGCCGCCTTCCTCGCCGAATGGCTCCGCCTCATGAAGCGACACCCCGAGAGCATCGACCCTCGCTTCCTGCTGGCCGTCTCCGATGGCCTCGAGGCCGCGCAGAACCTCGACAACCGTGCCCGCTTCACATCCGAGGCGGCATGGGCGCGGAACGCGCTGTCCGAGGCTGAGGCCTGACGGTGGAGGGGGATGACGAGATGGACGCCGCCTTCGAAATCGACCCGACGCCGAGGACACAGAGCGATTATGTCCGCGCCATCTGGCGCGACCTTCAGCGGCTCAAGGCCAAGCACGACGAGCTGCAAGGCGACGTGACCGAGATCAAGCAGCAGACGACGCTCACCAATGGCCGCGTCACCCGCCACGACCTGTACTTCAAGATCGTCGTCGGCGTCGGCGCCGCCATCGGCGCACCGATCATCGTGCAGGCGCTCGTCCGGGCGCTGCTGGGATGACCCCCGGAAAGGACTCCTGCCGTGCGACGGCCCATCAGTCACATCGCCGTCGTTCTGCTCCTCCTGGCCGCCTGCATCGACTGGCACGCGCCGATCGTCCACGCTGCGCAACCATCGTCCACGCCGACTAACTCGCCGAACATCCGTATAGTCGAGCTGCCGCGAACCTCGATCACCACCCGCGACCCGCTCCCGACGCCGGTCGCAATCGACCCGAATCAGACGCCCTACCCGACTCCATACCCGACGCCGGTCGCGGTGAACCCTGACGCGACGCCGCTGGCGGCACCGACTGAGTACATCGCGCCGTCGGCCGCCGCAAGTGTCCAGAGTCCGGCCCTCATCTGGCCGGTTGGCGGGCCGATCACGACGTACTACAGCGCCGCTCACCCCGCAGTTGATATCGCGGCACCGTGCGGGACGCCCGTCGTGGCACCCGCAGACGGGACCGTCACATGGGCCGGCTGGCGTGACAACGGTGGCGGACTGGTCGTGGACATCGCCATCGCCGCCGGGCTCGTGAGCCTCAACCATCTGAGCGGCATCGCAGCCATCGGGCCGACGGTGCAGCAGGGCCAGATCGTCGGCTACGTCGGCATGACGGGCAATGCGACTGGCTGCCACGTCCACTGGAGCCTGTGGGACGGCGCATGGAGGACCCCACTGGGATGACCACGCTTGGTCCACTCTTTCGCCGCCCGCTCCACGTCGCCTCCTGGTCCCGCCCCCTCAATGGACCTACGGCCAATCACTTTCGCGTCACCAACACCTTCGACGGCCCCGATCTCATCAACGGCGGCAAGCACGACGCCATCGACGTGGGCAACAAGACGCGTCTCCCGCCAGCCCTCGGCGGCAACACCGGCGCCGGAGAGCCGGTCATCGCCCCGATGGACTGCCTCGTCCGCCCGATCTACCACTACGACGGCGCCCTCGGGCTCGACCTGTCGCTCACGCCGTCCCTGACGTTGCGCCTGTGGCATCTCTCGCAGCTCGACTACTTCGTCGCCGCGCCCAACGGCAAGTTCACCTCCGTCGGCACCTGGGACACCGTGCTCGCCGGTCGGCAGATCGGCATCACCGGCAACACGGGCAAGCAGCCCATGCCGGCCCATACGCACATCGAGTTGTGGCGCGACCGCCAGAGAATCGACCCCGAACCGTTTCTGCCGATGGTCGAACGTGATGCCACCCCGCTCCCGGAGGACGACATGCAGCTGAAGGCAGGCCAGGCGTTGACCGTCGGGGACATCACCCGCAAAGCGACCCGCCTGCGGCTCGACCCCATGACCACATCGGGCTCGATCTTCGTGAAGGACGATCAGCTCCCACTCGAAGTCAAGGTGCTCCAGACCGACACCGTCGGCGAGCCATACGAGCTCGACGGCCAGCCGGGCAACCGCTATCACACCGTGGCCCTCGCAACCGGCGAGGTGTACTACACCGCCGCCCCGCTCGTCACCAACGTCCGCCTCAAGGGCCGGGGGTTGGAGATCCCAACGATCACGCCGGAGCAGCTCGTCGCCGCCCGCTACGACGGGCGTGTGTCGATGCGGGAGGAGGCGATCGCTGCCTCCACCGCGCTGAAGGTCTGAGCCGTTCACATCCGCACAGGGAGACCGCATGGTCGCCGAAGAGGCCAAGTTGAGCCTGACCGAGTTCGCACGCGCGGAGAGGCGCAAGGACTGCACCGTGTGTGCGTTGCCCGAGCCGATCCGCGAACAGATCCGTAAGAACCGCGGCAAGAAGATCGGACGTGACACCATCCTGCGCTGGCTCGCTGAGGAGCACGGCATCAGGCTCGATGTCGAGGCCATGATGGCCCACTCAAACGGGCACCACGATGTCCAGTAAGAGCCTGGAAGCCTATGCGGATGCGGAGGCCCAGGCCACGTACGCCGAGAACCAGGAAATCGCCCGCAAGCTTCGCGCCGTCACCGCCGAGCTTGGCGAGGTGCGCGCCGACCGCGACCACATCAAGGCCGAGAACGAGACGCTCCAGCGCATCCACGACGCTGCCGTCACCCTGACGCCGAAGCCCGACTGGCTCGAGCCGCGCAAGGCATCGGCCAAGGGCAAGCGGAGCGCCACGGCGGTCCCATTCCTCTCCGACCTCCACGCCGGCGAGGTGGTCCGCCCCGAGGAGATGGGCGGCTCCAACGCCTACAACCTGCGGATCGCCGAAGCCCGCCTACGCGCCTTCTTCGCCAACACCGTCGAACTGTGCCGTGGCTGGTTCACCGGCTACGAGTACGACGGTGTGGCCTTCGCCCTTGGCGGCGATCTCGTCTCCGGCTCGATCCACGACGAGCTGCGCGATACCGACGAGCTGTCGGTGCTTGATTCGACGCTATGGGTCGCCGAGCGGCTCGCCGCCGGCATCGACGTCTGGGCCAACGAGTTCGGCAAGGTCCACGTCATTGCCGTGGCCGGCAACCATGGCCGCGACAGCGCCCGCCCGCGCTACAAGGGCCGAGCCAACCACAACGCCGACATCCACATCGCCCGCATCGTGGCCCGCATCAACACCGATGAGCGGATCACGTACCACATCCCCGAGACGATCGACGCGCAGTTCAGCGTCTACTCGACGCGCTTCAACCTCGTCCACGGCGAGGAGTACAGCCGCACCAACCCGGGCACCTCGGAGATCGGGTCACTCGGCCCGGTCAAGCGCGGCACGATGCGCTCCGGTCGAGCCAAGGAGGCCGAGGGCCGCCCGTTCGACATCAACCTGGTGGCGCACAACCACCAGCTCGTCTACGCGCCCAGCCAGGGCTTCGTGATGAACGGTTCGATCGTCGGCTACAACGAGTACGCCAGAGGCCTGAGCCTCAAGCCTGAGCCGCCGCAGCAGGCGCTGTTCATCGTCGATCCCGAGCACGGCCCGACGCTCCACGCGCCGATCCCGCTCATGGACCGCAAGGCCGAGGGATGGTGACCCGCCTGCTCAGGGCGCATTAGATCCCTTCGGGGCGTATCGCTGCCATACGGAGCCGGTGCAAGGCCGGAGAGGCAGCCCCAACGGCCCGCTCCCGGATCGCGGGTCTGGGCGGCGCAGGCGGGCATGGCCTTACAGATGCCCGACCGCTCTACTTCCTGCAACGAGGTACTCCCATCGTGCCGTCCTACCACTTCCGCGTCATCGCCGAGTTCGTCTGGATCGGTGTCTCCGCCTTCATCGTCGCCCTCGCTGCCGCCGTCGGTGGCATCACCTGGGAGGCGTTCCAGTCTGATCCGCTGGCAACCGCCACGGCCCTGCTCGTCATCGCCGGTCGTGCTGCGGTGGCTGCGGTCATAGCCAAGCTCAACGGCTCGTTCAGCCTGCGGTGAGCTTCTTCGAGGCCCTCGCCGTGGGGGTATGCCTCATCGTGGCCATAGCCTGTGCTGCCTTCGTCATCCTGAGTGCGTGGGATAGCCGGTGACATGCGCCGCCTATGCCCGGTGGGCCACGTCGTCAGCACGAGGCGCTGCCCACAGTGCGAGAGAGTCCGAGACCTACGTAGAGGCACACGCACCCAACGTGGGTACGGAGCGCCCCACCAGAACGCTCGTCGGGCCATAGCTCGGACCCTGCCGGCCTACTGCGGGTATGGGTGTGGTACGTGGCTTACGAGCGGTGACCGCTGGGTTGCAGCCCACGTGATTGATGGTGATCAGTCAGCGGGATGGATGCTTGCTTGCGTCACGTGCAACGAGCGGGCCAAGCAGGCCCGCGGCCGCCCCTGGGGGGAGGGTGGGTCGGAATCTGGGGGGTGTCTGTAGCCGAACCCGCAACGCGCCGCGAAAATTCACAAGCAGCGCAGAGTGCTTTTTGGAAGGGCCGCCATGCGTCCAGCCGGTCAGACCAACGCCAAACGACGTGCCGGCAACCTGGGCGGGCGCCCCGTCCGTCCCGTCCCGCATCGCTCGGGCATGCCGGAGATCCCCGACTCCCTCGATGTCGCAGGGCAACGTGCCTGGGTCGAGCTGTGGACGGCGGGGACGTGGCTCAACACCGAGAAGCACCGTCACGCGATGACGATCGTCTGCCTGAACTTCGACGAGCTCGCCGTGTACCAGGCAGAGGCACGCAAGCGGCCATTCGTGAAGGGGTCCATGGGTCAGCGACGCGTGAATCCCGCGGTCCAGGAGATTCGGAAGCTCGAAGCCTCCATCCGATCGTGGCTCAAGGAACTCGGCTTCTTCGATCACCAGGAGGGCGGTGACGAACCCAATGATCTCGACGCCTTCCTTGGCGGTGGACTCCCGAGCTGATCGGGTCGCCTATTTCATCGAACGGTTCTGCCGCCTAAGCGACGGCGACTACTACGGCCAGCCCCTCGCGCTGCGCGAGTGGCAGCGCGAGCTGATCGACGGCATCTTCGCCGAGCGTGATGACGGCAGGCTCAAGCACCGCATCGCCTACATCGGTCTGCCTCGCAAGAACGGCAAGTCCACCCTGGCGGCCGCACTCGCCGTCCATGCTCTCGTCGCCGGGCCACCCGGCGCCGAGGTCTACAGCGCAGCAGGCGACCGGACCCAGGCACGCATCGTATTCCGCGAGGCGCGGGAGATGATCCTTGCCTCGCCCGAGCTCCGAAGCCGCGTCACGGTCTTCCAGCACTACCTTGAGTCGCCCCACAACGGGGGTATCTACCGCGCGCTGTCGGCGGACGCGAAGCTCCAGCAGGGTCTCAACCCTACCTTCGTTGTGTTCGACGAGGTGCATGTTCAGCCGAACCGGCACCTGTGGGACGCCCTCCGGCTGGGCATGGGCACCCGGCCCGAGGGCCAAATGCTTGGCATCACCACCGCCGGCTTCGACAGAGACACGCTGGCCTGGGAGCTGTACGAGTACGGGCGCAAGATCGCCTCCGGCGAGGTCGCCGACCCGACGTTCTACTTTCGCTGGTACGAGCCGGCCAATACCAAGGCCGACTGGCGCAGCTCGGAGGTTTGGCAGGAAGCGAACCCCGCGTTCGGTGACTTCCTGCTGGCCGAGCACTTCGAGTCCGACGCGCGAACGACGCCAGAGAACGAGTTCCGCCGCTATCGGCTGAACCAGTGGACGTCGACCTCGTACGCGTGGCTCCCCCACGGTGTGTGGGAAGCCCGGCGGTCGTCGTTCATGATCGACCCGGATGAGCCAATCGTGGCGTTCCTCGACGGATCGTGGTCGAACGACTCGACCGGCCTGGTGGGATGCACGATCCGCGAGCCGCACCGGCTGGTGGTGCTCGGGCACTGGGAGCCGACCGAGGCTCTCGGACACGTGGACATGGAAGCCATCGAGGCGGGCGTCCGCAAGGTCCGGGCGGACCACAACCTCAGGGAGTTGGCGTTCGACCCGGCCCGCTTTCAGGACTTCTTCTCGCGTCTCGAGGCCGAAGGCTGGCCGGTCATCGGCTGGCCCACCAACTCTCTGGCCCGGATGGTCCCGGCCTGCCATGAGTTCTACACCGCAGCCATCGAGGGGCGGATCGAGCATGACGGCGACCCACGCCTGGCGAGCCACATCGCCAACGCCGTGATCAAGGACGATCGGCACGGTCCGCGGATCGTCAAGGAGTCCAAGACGTCGAAGCGGAAGATCGACCTCGCCGTCTGCGCAGTCGGCGCGCTTGATCGGGCGATGTACTACGCCGCCCACGGGACCGGCCTCGACGTCGGCTACATCCCGTACGAACCCGAGTGAGGATGACGATGCGAGTCCTGGCCGCCTTCATCGAGCTCATCGGCTTCGCCGCCATCCTCCTCGCCCTGTTCCTCATCCATCCCTCGCTAGCCATCGGCATCGGAGGGCTGGCAGCAGTCCTAGCCGGCCATGCGCTTGGGAGGCACGAATGAGCATCACATCGCGCCTTCTGTCGGCGTTCACATCGGAGCGTGCACTGACGCCGGCCCAGGCATTCGCCCGGGATCTGGAGGCCGAGCTGGAGAGCACCAGTGGCGAGCGAGTCGATCAGAAGACGGCCATCACGCTGGCCGCGGTGTGGGCTGCCGTCCGGCTCCTGTCGCAGGACGTGGCAACTCTGCCCTTTCACGCCATCAAGTACGACGGGGCCCAGCGCATCCCGGCCGAGCCGCAGCCCGATTGGCTGTCGATGCCGCGAGTCAGCGACCCGAACTACACCATCGTCGACTACCTGAGCGAGTTCACCATCTCGCTGCTCATCGACGGCAACGCGTTCGTTCTCGCTATGCCTTCGGTGTCCAAGCCGTTCGAGCTGACCGTACTCAACCCGCAGCAGGTCGAGATCAAGCGCGACGGCGGCCAGATCGTCTACACCATCCGCGACGACAACCGCCGCAAGGTGTCCACCGAGACCGCTGACAGGATCATCCACACGCCGTGGTTCCGCCCGGCCGGCGCCCTGCGTGGCTTCTCTCCGGTCCAAAAGCAGGAGGAGATGATCGGGCGCGGGCTCGCCGCGCAGGAGATCAGCGCCCGCTTCTTCCGGCAGGGCCACGTCTTCGGCGGGCTGATCGAAGTGCCGCGGGAGACGAGCCTCGACAAGAACCAGGTCACGGAGATGCTCAACGATCTGAACAAGCGCCACGCCGGGCATCGCAAGGCGTGGATTCCCGGTGCGCTGGTCGGCGGGGCGACGTTCAAAGAGACGTTCATGAAGCCCGCCGACTCGCAGCTGCTCGAGACCGAGCGATGGATTCGCGAGCAGATCGGCATGGCGTACGGCATCCCACCGTTCCTCATGGGCTCGCTTGAACCGGGAGCGGTGTCATACGCGTCCACCGAGCAGCAGGGCATCGTCTACAAGCAGTCGGCCATCCGGCCCATCACCGACCGCATCGCCAACGCCCACCGGCGCATGTTGCGCCCGGGCCAGCAGATGAAGTTCAACCTCGACGGCCTGCTGGCCGCCGACTTCAAAACCCGGACCGAGGGCTACCGGGCGATGGTGCAGTCGGGCCTCATGCGCCCGAACGAGGCACGCGCCAAGGAAGACATGGAGCCGCTGTCTGAGGAAGAGGGCGGCAACGAGACGTGGATGCCGCTCAACTTCGCGCCGGCCCGCGTCGTCAAGGCGTTCCCGCTGCCGTCCGATTTACCGGGACGACCGGGACCAGAGCAAGGAGTTCCCGCCAATGGCGAAGCAGCTTGAGCGGCGATACGCCATCGACGGATGGCAGGGCGCCGACTTCCACATCCGTGCCGATGGCGACGGCATGACCTTCGGCGGCTATGCCGCCGTCTTCAACAGCGACTCCAACCCGCTCCCGTTCTGGGGTGTGGAGCGGATCGCCCCCGGTGCGTTCAGCAAGACGCTGGCCGAGGCCGCCGCCAAGAACCGCAACCTGCGGATGTTCGTCAACCACAACAGCGACCTATTGCTGGCATCGACCCGCAACGAGACGCTGCGCCTGTCGGAGGACGAGATCGGCCTCCGCGTCGAGGCCGACCTGCCGGAGACAACGCTCGGCCGGGACATGGCCGCCCTGCTGGTGCGGGGCGACGTGGACTCGATGTCGTTCGGCTTCTCGCCGGTCAAGTACGAGACCGTCACCGACGCCAACGGGATCGACCGCACGACCCATACCGAGGTCAACCTGTGGGAGGTCTCCCCAGTCACCTCGTGGCCCGCGTACGACGCCACGAGCGCGTTCGTCCGGCACCTGGCCGAACTCACTGATACTGCGCCCGAGCCGCTGGCCGAGGCGCTGCGGCAGCTCGTCGATCCCGACGGGTTGCTGACCGACGAGCAGCGAGGGCTGCTGGTCGCTGCGATCAACGCACGAACCGATGTGCCGGTGATCGCTCCCGAAACCGACGCCATCGCGTCCCGCGCAGTGGCACGGGCGTCCGAGCTGGACGCCTTCGCCGCCAAGTACGGGCTGGCGTAACCAACCCCCCAACGCACGCCGGAGCGACAGCCGGAGCCCACGTAGGCCACCACTGGACGCCACCACTGCACGAATCAGAGGGCCGCCGTAACGGTGGCTTTCGTGTGTCTTTGGAGACATTCCAGTGAACGAGCAGATCAAGCACGCGTTTGAGGAGTACCGCAAGGCCGTCCAGGCCGAGGCGGCGCTCACCGAAGAAATCCAGGGGCGAGAGGACAAGCGTCCGACCCCTGAAGACCAGACCCAGTTCGAGCGCATGGAGGCCGACATCGACCTCTGGCGCAAGGAGACCCAGCGGCTGCTGAAGGTGGCCGAGCGATCGAAGGAAGTCGACGAGGTCCGTTCCCAGTTCGCCACGCTGTTCCAGCAGGACGACAAGCGCGAGCGGGAGCCGGCCAAGAGCGACGACCAGAAGCTAGTCGAGCTGGCGCGCCGCAACCGCGAGACGGGCGAGCTGGGCTCGTTCGACTCGACCTACACCCCCGGCGTCATGGAAGCGCTGTCGCAGCGGTGGAACACCCGCGCGCTGGCGACTCCTGGCGGCACGGCCTTCGGGTCCACCTTCATCGACCGCCTCCACTGGTACGAGGTCGATGAGAGCCCGATGCTCGACCCGGCCATCGTGCAGATCCTTGAGACCCAGTCGGGGAACAAGATCTACTGGCCGCGGCTCACCGCCAACCCGAACGTGGCCGGCACGCTGACCGCCGAGGAAGCCGGCCTCACCGCCGCCGACGCGACCCTCAGCAACATCGAGCTGGATGCCTACAAGTACGGTGGCATCACCGTCTGGAGCTCCGAGCTCGACGAGGACAACGTCATCGGCCTGCGCGACGTGCTCGCACGCTCGCTGGCCCGGGACGTCGCCGAGAAGGTCAACAGCCCGCTCACGATCGGCAACGGCTCGAACGTGCCGCACGGCATCGTCACTGCGGCTGCCAATGGCGGCACCGCGCTGGGCACGGCCCAGGTCGGCGGCGAGTCGTTCTTCGGCTGGCCGGACGTCGTGAACCTCCAGTTCGCGGTCAAGCCGTCCTACCGGCGCCGCGGCCAGTACATGGTCGGGACGGCGGCGTTCGCCAAGATCAGGAAGTTCCGCGATGCCAACGGCTCGCCGATCTTCCAGCCGCCGCTGGCGCCGGGCCAGCCGGACACGTTCAACGGGTTCCCAATCCACGAGAACCCGGACATGGTCGCGGCTGCGTCCGCGACGCGGTCGGTCCTGTTCGGCGACACGCAGCTCTACATCGTGCGGCGTGTCGGAACCACCCGGGTCCTGCTCTCCGAGCACTACAAGTTCGAGACGGACCAGCTCGCAGTCCGCGTGACGGAGCGCATCGACGGTGAGCTGCTCGATGGGCAGGCCGTCGCCGCCCTGATCTCCGCGGCGACCTGACAGATGGCCTGGCCCCGCCACAAGAGGGCCCGACTGGCCGCCGTAAGCGGCCTCTCCCCATACCAAGGAGGGCAATCGGTTGCGAATCTTGTGGATGAGCAACAGCCCCAACGCCGCGACCGGCTACGGGGTGCAGAGCGCGGAGGTGCTTCCGCGGATCAAGGCCGATGGTCACGAGGTGGCCGTCGCCGCCAACTTCGGCTTCAGCGCGACGCAGGGGCTGGCGGAATGGGACGACATCCCGGTCTTCCCATCGTCGAAGGACCAGGCGCTCAACGACATCATCAACGCGTACGCCGAGGAGTGGCGCGCGGACTGGACGATCAGCCTGTACGACGTCTGGACCATGCAGCGCAACCAGTGGCCCGAGAAGGTGGCCTCGTGGGTGCCGATCGACCACGATCCGGTGCCGCCCGCCGTGGCCGAGTGGTGCCGGACGACGCGCCCGATCGCCATGAGCCGCTTCGGCCAGCGCAAGCTGCGCGAGCAGAACATCGACGCGGCCTACATCCCGCACTCGGTCAACACCGAGGTCTTCCGCCCGACCGCGGAGTACCGCGACAAGCCGGCGCGCGAGCTGCTCGGGCTTCCCGATAACGCATTCGTGGTCGTCATCGCGGGTGCCAACCAGGGCATCAGCCCTCCGCGCAAGGCGTGGCCGCAGATGTTCCAGGCGCTCGCGCACTTCATGAAGTCCCACCCCGACGTGTGGGTCTATCTGCACACCGACCTGAACCAGCGCCCACCGAGCGGGCTGGACCTCACACTGCTCATGAAGGCGTGCGGCATCGACGGGGAGCGGGTCCGCTTCACCGACGCCTACGTCTACACCACCGGACGGATCACACAGGCCGACCTCGCCGCCATCTACACCATGGGCGACGTACTGCTGTCCACGTCCATGGGCGAGGGGTTCGGCGTCCCGGTCATCGAGGCCCAAGCCTGCGGCCTGCCGGTCATCGTCAGCGACTTCTCCGCGCAGCCCGAGCTGTGCGAGTCGGGCTGGCTGGTCAAGGGCCAAGGACACTGGGACCCGCTGTCGGGTCAGGGACTGGCGTGGTTCTACGACCCCTACGTCCCGTCCATCGTCAAGAACCTCGAAGCCGCCTACGAGGCGCGCGGTGACACCGCCATTCGCGAGCGCGCCATCGCCTTCGCAGCGGCGTATAACACCGACAAGGTGTACGACCAGTACTGGCGTCCCTTCCTCGCCGAGCTCGACGCGAGCGAGAAGCCGAACCGGGCCGCACGCCGTCGGGCCGCCAAGGCGAAGGCCGCATGAGGGTTCTGCTGACCGGCATCGCCGGCTTCATCGGCTCCCACGTCGTGGAGCACCTCCAGGCCAACACGGACTGGGAGATCATCGGCCTCGCATCCTTCCGGCACCGTGGCGATTCGGAGCGCACGGAGTCCTTCGACCCCGACCGGGTCACGATCCACTACGCCGACCTGCGGGGCGACCTGTCGCCGACGCTCGTCAGCCGTATCGGGCCGGTGGACTACATCCTCAACCTCGCCGCCGAGTCGCACGTCGATCGGTCCATCACCGAGCCGCGACCGTTCATCGAGAACAACGTCAGCGCGGCGATCACGATGCTCGAATACGCGCGCATCGCCAAGCCCAAGGCGTTCATCCAGGTCAGCACCGACGAGGTGTACGGGCCCGCGGCCCCGGGCCAGTACCACGCCGAGTGGGAGCCGATCATCCCATCGAACCCGTACTCCGCCTCCAAGGTGGCCCAGGAGGCGATCGCCACCTCGTACTGGCGAACCTTTGGCGTCCCGGTGGTCATCACCAACAACATGAACGTCATCGGCGAGCGGCAGGACACCGAGAAGATCGTGCCCAAGGCCATCCGCTCGATCATCACCGGCGAGCCGGTGCCGATCCATGCCGACGCGTCGGGCAACCCGGGCAGCCGCTTCTACCTCCATGCGCGCAACATCGCCGACGCATGGCTGTGGCTCCTCACCAACACGGCCCCGGAGATGTACCCGCATGTGGGGCGTCCATCACGCTGGAACATCGTCGGCGAGGAAGAGCTCGACAACCTGACGCTCGTCCGCATGATCGGCGACATTCTCGGCACCGAGCCGAAGGTTGAGCTCGTGGACTTCCACAACGCGCGGCCCGGCCACGACCGACGCTACGCGCTCGACGGTCGCAGGATTCACGAGGCCGGCTGGCGTCCGCCGGTCAACCTGCGTGACTCGCTCGCCAAGACAGTGTGGTGGTCGGTCGCCAACCCCGAGTGGCTCGGACTGACCGACGCCGACGTTCGGCATCTGCGATGAAGGCGGCCCTGGTGGTGCCGAACCACTTGCCACATCTCGACGTTCTCGATGCGTGGGCCGACGTGCTCGGCTCGACGCCGGTCATCGTGGTGCAGGATGTCGGCCCGAAGCCCCGGGCGCCGGCAGGCCTCGATGTGACGATCGTCGACCACGACGACATCGCAGCAGCCCTTGGGTCTGATGCCTGGATCATCCCGTCCCAGACCTCGGCTTGCCGCTCGTACGGCTACTACCTGGCCTGGCAACGCCGGCCCGACTACATCGTCACCATCGACACCGACTGCTACCCCGATGGCTCGAACCTGTTGTGGGGCCATGCGGCCAACCTGCGCCGCAACGTCACGCTCGACTGGGTGAACTCCGGCGCCGGCCTGTACTACCGCGGCTTCCCGTATCGGATTCGTGACGCGTCGCCGGTCATGCTGAGCCACGGCCTGTGGTCGGGCGTGCCGGACTTCGACGCGGCTACGTGGCTGCACAACCCGAACGTTCGGCTGCGACCAGCCGACGCCACGCGCGTCATCCCGCGCCACTCGTTCTTCCCGATGTGCGGCATGAACCTCGCGTGGCGGACCGAGCTGACGCCGGCCATGTACTTCGGCCTGTTCGGCCCGGCCTACGGGTTCGACCAGTACGACGATATTTGGGCCGGGGTGCTGGTCAAGCGGGTCATGGACCATCTCGGCCTTGCGGCCATCTCCGGCTACCCGTCGGTCGAGCACCGCAAGCAGTCGAACGTCTACGTCAACCTCGTCAAGCAGGCGCCCGGGCTCGCCATGAACGAGCACTTCTGGCGCGAGGTGCAGCGGGTCCCACTGACGGCCACAACGATCGCCGGAACGTATCGCCAGCTCATCGAGGGCCTGCCGGATGTCATCGCCGATGAGCCGCAGGGGTACACCGTCAGGCTCAAGCTGGCCGCGCTGACATGGGTGGGACTGTACGAGTGAAGACGCTCGTCGTCGCACGCTGGACCGAGGACGTCAGCTGGGCCGCCTCGGTGACTGGATGGCGGGTCATGCTCGTCCAGAAGGGAACCGACGTGCCGAACCGCGGACGCGAGCCGTCGAGCTTCCTGTGGGCCATCGACCGCCTGTATGACGAGACTGAACCGGACGACACGCTGGCATTCGTCCAGGGCCATCCGTTCGACCACTGCCCGGACCTGCTCAGTCGGCTCGTCGAGCCGGTGACACGGTTCAGCCCGCTCGGGTTCTGGCACACCTTCTCCGACGCCAACGGCGGGCCACATCATCGAGGCGTCCCTGTCGGCGCGTGCTACGAGGCATGGCTGGAGTCACCCTTCCCTGGGACGGTGGAGTTCACCGCCGGCGGCCAGTTCGCCATCAGCGGCGAGGCGCTGCAGGCGCATTCGGCGGAGGTCTACCAGCGCATCTACAACGACCTCATGGCCGACGAGGGCATGAAGCCGTGGGCCGTTGAGCGCCTGTGGCCGGCCATCTTCCGATGATCCCGGTCCTCATTGTCCCGGTGCTCAATCGGTGGGACCTCGCGGAGCGAATGCTCGCCTCGATCGACGTGCCGGCGCGCGTCGTCGTCGTGGACAACGGGCACATCGGCATGGCCGGCGCGTACGAGGTCATGCGTCCGATCGCCAACCTCGGCTTCGGCGGCTCGATCAACTCGGTCATCTGCCAGACGCCCGAAGCGGCGTGGTGGATGTGGGCCGGCGCGGACATCGCGTTCGCACCCGGCGACCTCGCCCACATCGCGCAGCTCATGGACCGCGCGAGGGTTCCGCAACTCGTCACCGGAGACCGATCCGACGAGCGACTACTGCGCTTCGCCTACGGGGCGCTCAACCGCGAGTGCATCGAGGCGGTGGGCCTGCTGGACGAGGGGTTCTTCCCGGCCTACTTCGATGACGACGATTACGAGTACCGCTGCCGCACCGGAGGCGTGTCATGGATCACCTACAACGGCGCGATCTCACACTCGCGCTCCGCGACGATCAACAGCGATCCTGCGCTTGCGGCGGCCAATGCTCGGACGTTCCCGATGAACCACGCCCGGTACGTCGCCAAGTGGGGCGGGCCTCCTGGCTCGGAAAGATTCTCAAGGCCGTGGGACCGGCCCGTTCCCCTGAACTACGCCCCCGTGGATATCGCGGGCCGGGCGGCGAGGACATGGTAGTGGCCGCCCGCGACTACCCGGTGGAGCCGCGCTAGATAGCACAAGACCCCGCCGAAGCGGGGTCGTGGCCGGGGTCGCTGTGGCAACACCCTACGTCCGCGATGGGGCCTCTACGGTCCGCGCGGACAACGCCAAGCATAGCACAGCGACGAGCAGATCAAGGCCGGTGTAGAGCCGGGTTTGTGTGTCGGGAGAACCCAGATGACGGCATACACCACCCTCGCCGAACTGAAGATTCGGCTCGGCCTCGGCGGAACGGCCGGGACCGCAGTCTCCGACGACGACACGCTGCTCACGTCCTACGTCACCTCGACGAACGACTGGATCGAGCATGAGACGTGGCGGCCCATCGGCCCGAACAACGGTGGCACGGCCACTTTCGACGGTGCGGAGGACAGCGACGGGCGCAGCCTGTACGTCTACCCGGGGATCCGTTCCATCACGAGCCTGACGGTTGCGCCCTCGACCGGCGACGCGCCAGAGGCGGCTACGCTGACCGACGTCGTCATCCTGCCTCGCCTTCACAACCGCCGCGGGCCGGGCTGGCCCGGCTTCGAGGTCCGCTTCATCGACGTGACCACCGGACCGGTGACATCCTTCGGGCGCGGGTACGGCGACATCGTGCTGGTCGGCGACTTCGGGTGGGAGGCGATCCCGTCCAACCTGAGCGAGCTGGGCTACCGGGTCGCCATCCGCGCCTGGCATGCCCGCAACGCCGGACAGCAGGACATCATCGGCGCTGACGAGACAGGCGAGCCGATCGTGTCGCGCTTCGCGTCGCGCATAGACTGGCGCATCCTCCATTCCTTCCGCCCGGCGGGCGGGGTCGTCGCCACATGAGCCTCGACTTCCATGCCATCGGCACGGCGCTGGCGTCGGCCTATGCCACCGTCACGCCGCCGACGGGCGAGCGCAACGTCCAGTTCGCGGACCTGCCGCGGAACAACCTCAGCGCGTTTCCATGCGTCATCGTCTATCCGCCGGAGTGGGAGACCGCCTACCAATCGAGCGCGCGGGAGACCACGCAACAGTGGACCGTGCGCTTCTATCGCGGGCGGATGAGCGGTGATGTGAACGCCGACACCGCCGCCCTGCTCAAGTGGGCATCAGTCCTCGTCAACGCCACCCATGCGGCCTCCAAGCTCGGGCTGCCGTACGTTCGCAAGGCCATCCCGGCCGGGGGCTTGGTCGGCGTCCACAACTACGGCAACATCGACTACGGCGTTGTCGAGCTCGAGATCGGCGTCTGGACCGAGGACGCCGTGACGATGGTGGCGTAGTGGCCTCGATCGACATCGAAGTCCAGGGCCTCCGAGAGGTCATCGGGATTCTCGATGAACTCGATCGGCGGACCGGCAAGAAGGTCCTCCAGAAGGCCACCGCGGACGCGGCCAAGAAGGTGCTCAAGCCCAAGGTCAAGGGCGCGACCCCGTGGCCGTCGTACAAGCGGGCGGTCCGGGCCGGCGCTGCCAAGCGCGAGAAGCCGGCGGGCATCGTCCGGTACGACGCCAAGCGCGCCCCGTTCCGCCACATCATGCTCGGCGGTTCCCGGGCTCACTCGACCAAGCGCACGCGCCCCGGCAAGAAGGACCTCCAGGCCTTCGACGACGGGGGGACGCGCAAGTTCAGCCGCGGCCACGAAGTCAGTGGCGTCACCGGCGATCCGGTCATCACGCGGATCGCCGACCAGTACGGAGACGAGGCGCTCGAGCACGTCGAGGACTACCTCGTTCGCCACCTAGAGCTCGACTGAGGAACCCCCATGTCCCGCATCAAGCCGGCCATCGAGCCGGAACTTCCGCCTGCCCTGCATTACCTCGGAGATGCCTCGGGACAGCCGCACATGAGCGGCATACCGTCCCGCGACCTCACGCCCGCCGACGTCAGCCGGCTGGCGCGCCGCCTCGGCCTGAGCGTTCCCGCCTTCGCGGCGCTCGCCTGCCGCGGCCCGTTCACCGAAGCCGCCCTTCCGGCGGCAGACGAATCGCCGTCAGCCGACGGGAAGGAGTAACCCACCATGGCCGAAGCAGCGTTCCGAGTCCTGCAACTGGGCAAGGAGAGCACGTTCAACACCGCGGTCGATGCGACCACCATCTTCCCCTGTGATCCGGGGTCGGGCGAGTTCACGCTCAACCGCGCGACCGCCGTCCCGGACGAAGACTGGGGCCGCGCTGTCCGCAACCACTCGGGTCGCGGCTCGCACGGCGCCCGCGTCGCTACCGCCTCCCTGTCGGCGCCGGCGCGGTTCCAGGACCTGGGCCATCTGCTGACGATGGCACTGGGGACCGCCGTCACCACTGGCGCCGGCACGTATGTCCATGTGTGGGACGAGGACACGACCGCCGATACCGTCAAGTCCTACACCTTCCGCACCGCCGACGGCGTGCAGCCCTTCGTTACGACCGGCGTCGTGGCAACCGGATTCCAGCTCGGCTACGACGCCATCGGCCCCGGCGACAACCAGATGTGGCAGGCCTCCGTCGATCTCCAGGGTGCCGACCACACCGCGGGCACGGCCACCACGGGCCTGTCCGATCCGTCGGCTCTGGAGACGATGGAGGGGCACCTGACCACGATCTCGATGGGACCGGTCGGGACGGCCTTCGCCTCGCTCGGCGCCATCGGCACGGCGCTCGTCAGCTACCAGCTCGACTACTCGTGCGAGAAGCCGCTTCGCATCTACGGCGGCTCGTCCGAGGTCGCCGGCGGGGTCGGCAAGCGCAAGGGCCTGGGCACCGTCACGATCCTGCTCAAGGTCGCCGACTACACGATCAACGAGTCGTGGGACATCTTCGCGGTCGCCGGTGGCGCTCCCACCGAGCGTCGCGTGCGGGTGACGTGCGCAGGGTCGGGCGACAACAAGCTGACGATCGACCACCGCCTGCTGTTCACGGACGTCCACATCGAGCCCGATGGCCGAGAGGGCGAGCGCCTGATCAGCATCACGGCGGAGACGGTGTACGACGCGACGCTGGCATCGGACATCGCCATCACGGTCACCAACGCCATCGCCAGCTACTGACCGGGGACGTGAGGGCACGTCCGATTGATGAGGCCCGTCGGGATGTTTGCCCTCCCCCGACGGGCCTCTTTTTGTGTCAACGAGGGCAAGGAGGGCGACATGAGCCGCTTCATCGACCGCAACGAGACGGCTGAGGTGGACCTCGGACCGTGCCTGTGTCCAGCCAAGCCGCACGACACCGACAAGGTGCGGATTCGCAAATACCTGTCCCACGCCGACCAGCTGCATCTGGCCGATGCCGCCGGTCAGGGCTACGCAGAGGCAGTGTGGGCCGCGTTCAACATGCGCGTCGCGTCGTGGAACTTCGTCGACGAGAAGGGCAAGCCGGTCGCGCTGTCGCGCGCGAACTGGCAGAACCTCGACTCCGAGACGGCCAAGGCCATCCAGGCCGCGATCGACGACGTCCGCGAGGCCGCCAACGACGAGGCCGAAGACCTCCCAAACCCGTAAGGCGTTCGCTCAGTCAGTTCGTGACTGGCGAGCGCATCCCGCATCCCGACGCGGACCCGGAACTTTATGACCTGCTGACGCTGGTCTCCGGGCCCTGGACCGAGGCCCGCTTCAAGGTCTCCGCGCCGCGCGTCGTTCGCGCCCGCCACTGGATCACCTACGTCGAGTCGCTGGCCGATTCCGCGACGCTCGACGTGGACGGTGCCAACGAGCGGCTCAACGACGAGTCCAAGGCGCTCCGTGCGCGCAACGCCGCAGCGCGTGAGGCGCTGGCGAACGCACAGATCCGACGCGCCCGCACCCGATTGACCGACGCCCGCAAGTCCCGAGCCGCTGCTCGGCGTGCCCTGCTCCTAGACGAGGACACCGATGGCCTCCCGTGAACTCAACATCCTCATCAAGGCCAAGAACCTCGCGTCGGGCGCTATCGCGTCCGTCAAGAAGGAGTTGGGCGGACTCGACAGGGACCTCGGTCGCATCGGCTCGAAGGCTGGCCACAACCTCGCGCGCAACATCGAGCGAGGCGTCGTCGCCGCTGGAGCCGGGATCGCCGCAGGGGCGACGTTCGCGATCATGACGGCCGCCTCGTTCGAGCAGGCCGAGGCCAGCATCCGTAAGACGGTCGGCGGCTCGATCACCGAGGTCGATGCCCTCATTGCTGCGGTCAAGAACATGAGCCGCGAGGTCCCGCTGTCGTTCGAGGAGCTGGCGGCCATCGCGGCCGAGGGCGGCGCGCTCGGCATCGCCACCGAGTCGCTCGACGAGTTCACCGAGATCATTGCCCGCCTCGGCGTGTCCACGGACCTGACGACGGACGAGGCAGCCAGCGCCTTCGGCCAGCTCGCCAACGTGCTCGGCATGAGCGAGGCCGACATGCAGTCGTTCGGCGACATGCTCGTCGCGCTCGGCAACGACGGCGCCTCGACCGAGTCGCAGATTCTCGACATGACCGCCCGTTTCGGCGCAGCCGGTCGCGCGGCTGGGCTGACCAACGAGCAAATCCTGGCCCTCGCCTCGACCACCGCCTCGATGGGCATCGAGGCGGAGGCCGGCGGTGGGGCGCTGTCGCGCCTGTTCAACAACATGACCCAGGACATCGCGCTGTCCTCCAAGCAGGCCGAAGTCCTGGGCACCACCCTCGGCCTGTCGATGGAGGGGCTGCGCGAGGCGTGGGACAAGGACGCCGCGGGCGTCTTCGAGGACCTGCTAGGCCACCTCAACGAGCTGGACCAGTTCGACAAGGCCAAACTGCTGAGTGACCTCGGCATCACGAATACGCGTGACCTCAACGCCATCATGCTGCTGTCGGCGGGCGTTGAGGAGTACGAGCGTCAGCTCGGCGTGGCCGAGACCGCGACGGGAGCGCTCGACAAGGAATCGGACGCCTTCTTCAACACCACGCAGGGCAAGTGGGAGACGCTCAAGAACAACGTTCGGCTGGCCGCCGATGTCGTCGGGAGCGAGCTTCTGCCGGTCGTCAACGACCTCATGGCCGAGTTCGTGGAGTGGCTGTCGCTCGACACGACTCAGGCGGGCATCAAGGAGTTCGCCAAGGACATCGCCGAGAACGCCAGGGACTTCGCCGGTTGGCTGAAGGACCTTGACTGGGGCGCCATCGGCAACGCGCTGTCCACCGCTGCCGGAGCGGCCAAGGGCATCCTCGATGCGTTCCTGTCCATGCCCGGCTGGGTTCAGCAGGTGCTCGCCGGCGGCTTTGTCGCCAACAAGCTGACCGGCGGGGCGCTCGGCGACCTCATCGGCCTCGTGGGCAAGGGCGTCATCAAGGGCGTCATGAACATGAACGCCGGCGTCGTCAACATCAACGCGGCCGCAGTCAATGGCGGCGTGGGCATTCCCGCCGGGGGCGCAGCCGGCGGCCGTGGCTTCCTCGGCAACGCTGGCCGCATGCTGGGTGGCGCACTGGCCGTCGGTGGCGGCGTCGTCGCCGGGGCGCACATCGGCTCGTTCCTCAACGAAGAGGTCATGGGCGTCAGGGAGGCTCGCAACTACGCCACAGAGCAGCTCCAGGCCGTGCTCGACTCGGGCGATGCGGGAAAGATCGAGCACGCCATCGCTGCCGTACAGGACGCGCTGGACCCCGACGACTTTGCCCAGGCCGTGGCCCTCGGGCTCGATGTCAACGGCGTCCGCACGACGCTCGAGGAGCAGCTCGCCGCCCTCGAGTCCGAGCTGGCCGTGGTACAGGAGCGCAACCGGGCGGCCAAGGAGGAGCAGCTTCGCACCGTCGACCAGCTGCGCTCCGAAGGTCAGCTGTCGCGCGATGCGATCGGGCGTGTGTCGGAGAAGACCGAGGCTATGCGTGCGACGGCAGAGCGCCAGCGTGCCGATGCCGCCTCGTCGGACGCGGTCATGCTGTCGCGTCAGTCCGAGGCCATCGCCGCCGTGCGCGCCACGCAGGGACCGCTGTCCACGATCGCGGCCAAGGACTTCTCGCCCACGGTGAACGTGTTCACGTCTGTCGCGGTGACGCTACAGGAATGGCAGCGCAAGCAGATTTCGTCCATCCGGGCCAACTCGGGCAGCGGAGGGTTCATCTAGATGGCGATCGCTGTCAAGGTCGTCCAGGGCGGCGGGACGGCTGCCGGGACTGCCGACTTTTCCACCATCACCCGCATCTACGAGCCCGGCGAGCTGTCGGGCGCGATGCTCGATGCGGGGATGCAGGCCTCAAGCAACGGCGGCGCCTGCCAGTGGCAGTTCGTCGTCGACGACTACGAGGGCACGGTCCGCCACGGCGGCACGCCCGGCGGGCTCGAGGCGCATAACGTCGTCTTGGTCACCGAAGACGCACCTGGCTACGACGCCTGGCTGGGGCGGGGTCGCATCTCGTCGGTCGAGGTCCAGGGCCAGGACCTGTGGGCCAACCGGCGCGAGATGACGGCCACGGTCGACGACGCCAACATCGACCTCAAGGGTCTGGCTTTGACGAGCCCGTGGGTGCGCGGCGAGGAGTCCGACGTGGCCCGCGTCATCGCCGCCATCGAGGCGTTTGCGCAGGGCGATCCGCGCCATACGACCAACATCTCGGCCGGCACCGCGCACCTAGTCACCGATGGCATCACGCGCACCATGCCGGCGCACGTCTACCCGCCGGGCACCGACCTCATCGACATCGTGGCCGACTGCGCCAGCACCGGCGGCAAGAACTTCCAGGTCGTCATCCACCACTCCGGCTCGGCGTCGCACCTGTGCCTGCTGTACATCGACGAGAACGATCTCGACACCTTCCCCGCTGGCCTGTCAATCACCGACGACGATCCTGACCTCGATACCGAGTTCCCGCCGATCTGGGACCAGGGCGCCGCGGTCGTCATGGACGGTGGCGAACAGCCGGTGTCAGACATGGTCGTCACCTATGGCCCAGGGACGGCCCAGTTCGTCCACGAGGCGCGCGGAACGGCCATCACCGACCGCTACGACTACTGGGCGCGAGCCCACGGCGACTCGTCGGCCGAGACGGCAGCGCAGGCCAGCGCGCGGGCGGACGGGCTGGCCGATGCCAACGCGCTGCCGGTCATGACGCACCAGATCACGATCAAGATTCCGGCTTCTAAGGTCGACCAGTTGGCCGCGGGCCAGTGGATCAACGTCCGCTCCGCCCGCGCCTTCGGCGGCGAGAACCTGGGACAGACGGTCAAGCGTCGCATCGCGCAGCTGAAGTGGGAGCCGATCCAGCCGGAAGTCGATGCGGTCGACGGCGCCTACCTGGCGCACATGCAGCTCGATAAGCCTCGCAAACTGCACCTTGAGCGGTTCAGCCCGGTCGGCCCACGGCCACCCGCCCAGCCGACCGATCCAGTCGCGGGCGGCACGGT